ATGGATAGCGCATCGACCATCGCGGCACAGGAGCGCATCGCTTCTGAACTAGCGAAACTGGAAGATAAGTGGTCGCTCATCACGCAGTCCTACTACCAGCAGGCCGCGCAGATGGGCGAGGAGGCGGGTGTCGCGTTCACTGGCGGCATTACAAACGACGAGGCCAAGGTCGCGGCTGAACTCTACCACCAAGAAGCGATGGGTTGGCTGCGTAGTCCAGGTGGACTGATGATGGATGTTGAATCGACCATCCTTGAAAACCTCACGCAACTGACGCGCACGAACGACAACGCTATCGCCGAATACGACACCGAAGACGCGGCCACCGCAGCCGTCGCACTCGCTATCGCACCGCTCGTCGCCAATCGGTTCCGCATCAACAATTACAGCGGAAAGCTGGTCATGCTCGCAAACGAAACCGCTTCTCGCGTGATCGCAGCGAACAGCAGCGCGGTCAACGAGTCGGGTGACCTCGTTAGCGCCGACTGGTACGTTCAATGGCTCGCTAACTTGGATGACCGTACCTGTTCGGACTGCGTTGTCGAAGCCGACAAACCGATTCGTCCTTTGGGCGAGCTTGTGACATTCCCCGGTGGCGATACGCAATGTGGCGCACGATGCCGTTGTGTGCTGGTTTATTGGACGAAAAACGAGGTCGAAACAGGCGAGGCGGTAGACCTACGAGTAGAGTAGGAAATTTCCTTATTTGACGCCGACCTACCGATAGGGGTAGCCTAACGAAAGCGCATGAGTGACACTATGCGCCTATACGACTAAGGGTTGCACATGCACACCGACAAGTTCCCATTCCTCGCGAATCTCGACGCAGAAAAGCCGGATGAAGTCCTCGCTGATGGCAGCAAGGTATTCTCGGTTCGATGCCGTCACCCGTTTGCTGGCTTGGAATTCATCACGACCCGTCGTGCGGAGTCGAATGGTGATACCGCTGAACGTGTCGTCATTGACAGCGGCGAAGGTCTGGAAGTGGACCCGTCTGCCGAGAAGAACCCGAATCTGGAAGAGATTAACGTCGAGAATCCTATGATTTTCGGCACTTCCTCCTCGACCTCGGTGGACTTCTACGGCACCGAAATGTCGAAAGATGCTTTGGAGCAGATGGCTGCTCAGATGTCGCGCGAAGGCGGTATCCCGTACCTTCCTCGCCATAACAACGGCATGAACGGCGCGGTCGAGTGGGACGAAGTGATGGGCCGCACGGTCGAGGCCAAAGTGGTCCGCGCTGATGGCGTCCGCGCTGCGTTCAATCAGAACGAAGAGCAATACGTCCTGCAAACCAAGGTTATGCTCTACAAGGACGACCCTTACGCTGCGAAGATGATTCGTGCGCTGGAGCGCGGCGACCGTATCGGTCAGTCCATCGGCGGCTGGTTTACGCAGTTGCAGTTCATTCAGAACAGCGACAAGGAAATCGAGAGGGTCATCGTGCGCGGTATTGAGCTCGACCACCTCGCGGCGACCCGTGCGCCGGCGAACCCGGATAGCAACGACCTCGGCATGTTGCGTGCTGCGGCGCGTAGCATCCTGAACCAGTTGCCGACGCCGACCCCGGTTGTCGATGAACGCGCCGTGACCGACTACGCCGACTTCCCGCTTGCGCCGGAAGAAACCCCGTGGTCGTGGGTTGCGGCTGACCAGGATGCGGTGCTTGGGCCGGATATGGATTGGAACCGCTACAAGCGCGTCCATGCCTACTACGACCCGCAGCAAGAAGAATTGAAGCAAGGCTACAAGCTGCCTTTCGCTAAGGTTATCGACGGTCGCATCCACGCTGTTTGGCGCGGTGTCGCGGCAGTCATGGGTATCCTTCTGGGTGCGCGTGGCGGTGTCGATATTTCCGACGCCGACCGTCGCCGCGCTTACGACCTCATGGTTCGGTACTACGAGCGGTTCGACAAGCCTGCTCCTGAGTTCCGTATGCGTGAAGCGGAGGAAATCCGACATATTCTCGCTATCGAGGACCACCCCGACCACTACTGGGTGAAGTTCGCGAAGATGGCGGAAGGCGAGCAAGAGGAAACTCCTGCCGCCGAAGAAGTCGCCCCGAATGGCGAAGACGCGATGGAAGTCGAAGCGGAACCGAAGGTCGAGGTTTCCGTTGAAATCTACAGTTCAGAACAGGGTGTGACTCTCGACAGCGCGTCTGTTGAGCGGAGCATGACTGCTGATATGAAATCCAGTGATTTTGCGGGTGAAACCCAAGTGGAGCGCAAGATGTCTGATCTCAACATCGACGCCCTCGCCGCCCTCCTCGATTCCAAGTTGGCTCCGCTTGCCGAGCGTGTTGCCCAGCTTGAAGTTGTGAAGGCTCCGAAGGCTGATACCATCGAAGACCGCCTCGCCGCTGCTGAAGCTCGCGCTGCTGCCGCCGAAGCGAAAATCGCCACCGTCCTCACCGCCTCGCACCGCGTCGGTCGTTCCGTCGTCGGACACGTTGGCAATGGCAACCAGGCCGTTCACGGCTTGAAGGGTGTCGTTGAAGCCAACCGTGCGAAGAACAGCCTCGTTGCGACCGTTGCCGACCACATGGTCGACGGCCTCAACAAGCGCGGCGAGCACATTCCTGCCGACCTCACCTTCCAGCTTGGAAACTTGCTTGAAGCTGCGGTTGCGGAAGGTCTCATCACCACTCCCGAAACCCGCTCCAACTGGGCCTGAGGTTTAAAATGAAATCCGAATTCCAGTGGGCGTCTTTTGACCCCAGCCGTCGCGAAGCCTTTGAGCGCGCGATTACCGTGTCGGGTGCTGGCTCTGTCCTGCTCCAGACCTTCATCAACAAGACCGTTCAGCAAATCTCGAACCGCGAAGAAGGCGTTTACTCGACGCTTCCTCGCCGTCCGGGCCAGGGCAACGGTGCGTATATCAACCGCCGCTCTGAGCCGGGCACCCTCGCTCAGTGGGTGAATGATACCGATACGATCAACGAGTTCACGGGTGCTTACGCCCAGAAGTCGTTCCTGTATCGCACGCTCGCCACGAAGGGCCGCGTGACCCGCTACATGCAGGCGCAGGGCCGTTCTTACGGCGACATCCTCGCCGGCGAAATGGCGGCTAAGGCTTCTGACTTCGCGGCAGCGATGGAAGATTGCTTGGTTCTCGGCAACAACGCTGCGGTCGCGAAGCAGTTCGACGGCCTCATCACGTTGGCGCAGGAAACCTCCAGCCAAATCATCCTTCAGACGACCGCCTCGGCGGGTGATGCGTTCACCCTCGAGAAGCTCGATGAAGCGATTGACGCGGTGCGGGGTTCGGGTTCGCGCTCTGACCTGCTGATTTTCGCGTCCCGCAAGGGTCGTCGTTTGATCAATGCGGCTCTCCAGAGTCAGCAAATGTTCAACGATATGACGGAAATCGCGGCTGGTTTCCGCGTCCGTACCTACGACGGGATTCCTCTCGTCACCTCCACCGGCATGTCGGACGCGCTGACGTTCAACGGTAGCAAGGTTTCTGCGTTCTCGGGCGCGGCCACCACGGCTATCTGCGTCGTCAATACCCGCGACATCTACATCGAAGAACTGACCCCGCTGACGGTTATGCCGCTCGCGAAGTCGTCTTCGCAGTACGATGAGTTCGATATGTACTGGGACGGCTCGCTCGTCGCGGCGAACCCGCTCGCGCTGTCTGTCCTCGTCGGCATCGACGCGGCCTGATAGGCTGCTGGCGCACCCAAGCAAGTGCGGAGGCTCGGTGGTTACCCCACCGGGCCTTTTGCATTTGGGCGTTTGTCAGTTTATGGTAGCGATGGAGGTACGAAGATGCCCGCAGTCCGTCCTGTTGAGATTCCAGCACCAAGCACCTGGTCAAAAGCTCTACGTCGCTACGACCGTGACCCACGCCTTCCGCTGGTCTTTGCAGGCTACGATGTGCGCGTTGTTGCTAAGCCCGTCGAGGTTGAGGGCGTTGTCGCGGCAACTTTGTTCTTCCCTCTCGGCAAAGAAGAGAGCGCGAAGCGCGCCGTGCGTCTTGGGTGGACGGATGAAACGCATCAGGTCCGCGCAGAAGTCCGCAAGTACGTCGCACTCACGGGCACGGCGCTGGCCGACTTCTTGGAAACCCTCGACTGGCACGCGCTGCGTCGGGTTGGAAAGGCACTCGGCATCGTCGGGCAGTACGACCGGAGCAAGTACACCTCGATGATCGTAGATGCCTACGACAAGCGCGGTGGTGTTCGTCCGGTCGATGTCCTTTCTGGGTCGCAAGATTCAGAGGGAACCGCTAATAACGAATAGAGGTTATCATGCCGTTTGCTGAACTCGCCGCGTTGAAGACCATGATGCGAATCCCGTCTGCCGATACGTCGCGTGACGCGGAATTGCAACTGTA